AAGCATACACGTCACTAAGATACATTTCCATATTCTTATCTCGGACTGTATGTAATGTTTCCGTATCTGCTTTTGCCTCGATTCCTCCTTGAGTAGCATCCCATTTATTACTTACAATCATAGGTGCGTGTTCTCCAGTATGTCTATCAAATGCAGAACTAGGTAATGATAAGTTTCTATCAAAATCTCCATAAACAAATGGGACTGGTTTACCTACATTTTCTGGAGGAACATCTACTCCAGAGAGTAAAGTTGTTGGAATTTCAATATTGTATTTATTTAAAATATCATTTAATGTTACGGTAAATGTTTTTTCGTCATAGCTTGTAGTAACACCTATAATACCAGTAGCTAAAATTTGATGGTCGGAATGGCTAGTTACATTTTCATCTGCTATATATAATTCCCATTTACGATTAGTAAATTCTTTATCTGAATAATAATCAGAGAATCTCTGTCCTTCAATCGCATTAGTAGTATTGGCAACCTTTAAAGACATAGTGCCAAACTTTACTTCAAAATCATTTAGATTGGCAGAATAATTTAAAGTTCCCCATGAAGTAACAACTCCATGATACACTACAGAATTTATAGTTCTATCTTTATCTGATAACCCTATAAAACTAGATTCGTTATCGTAGTATAACTTAATATACCAAAAAGAAGATGTTGAATCTTTAGAGAACTGAGTTGATAGATTTGACGATAAACTAAGCAAGAGCTTGTCCTGATGAATTAATTGCTGGTATCAATGTATTTGTAACATAATCTTGGTCAACTACACCACCTTGTATATTTACTGTTATTCCAGAAGCTTTCATTGCTCTTTCTTCTGGTCTATCTACAGGAGTTATTTGTACGTGTTCTCTTCCTGCTTCACCTACCATTATTAATTATGGTTTATTTGTAACAAAGTCACCACCTTTAGCAAACTGCTGTGCTTCTATATTAGCTACATTTGCAAGACCAGTAGCAATAACTGATGCCATTGCTAATAAATTAAATGGATATACACCTGTTTTTAAAGCATTATTTGCACCAGCGTAAGTATCAATTATAGCTTGTGCTTGAGCTAATCTCTTAGATACTTTAGCTGACCCTTTCATGGATTTATTTAATTCACCCAATGCCCCTATACTACTAGATACTGTTTTTAATTTTGCTTCTTTAATTTTTTCTTCTAAAGAAAGTTTTTGAATATCTAACTCAATGCTTTTTTTATCTTGTTGTTCCTTACTTAGTCCAGCAGTCTTAAGTAATTTTTGTTCTTCTTCAATTAATTTCATTCTATCTTGCAAACTTAAATTACCATCATTCATTAACTCTTTTTTTAACTGTAATAATGTTATTTCATTTTGCAATTGCATAGCAGATGTACCAATCATGGCATCTAACTCCTCCATAGCCCCCTTTAAATCATCTGTAGAGTCTTTAGCCTCATCCTCTGCATCTTTAAACCACCCCATATACTTCACACCTTCAGCAAGTGCTGCAACAACTGCGGCAATAACACCAACTTTTAAAGCTTTTGTTAGAAGTACCGTAGCAGCTCTTGCGGATAAAGCTGTAGCAGTCCAGATTTTCATCATAACAGTTACTGCTACGATTGATGCTCCGTAACTTTTCAATTCTTCGGTAGAAAGATTGTCAGCAAATTCTTTAATTCCTTTTGCTGATGCAAGAATAGCTGGGATAAATATAAAACCTATTCTTTCGCCAACATCTCCAAGTGAATTCCCTAATTGCTCCATTGCTCCTAAATAAGTATCAGCATCTTTCTCTGCTTGTCCACCATATAAATCACTCAATGCTTGAGTTGCACTTTCTAATCTTTCAGTAGAGCCTTGAGTCCCAACTATTTCTACACCATACCTTGAGAGAGCATTAGTTGAACTAAATACACTTTTACTAACTAAATCTACTGCTGAATTTAAATCCATTCCTTTAGCTACCGCTAAATCCATTGAAGCTTTTGTTAATCTAGCAATTGCTTTTTCATTATCAGTATATGCACCAACCAGAGACATTGCAGTTATAGTTTCTTCATCTCCAAATCTTGTTGCTTTTTGCTGTTCAGAAGCAAAAGCTAATAAAGCATCTGACCTTTTACCTATTGCGGTACTAAGTCTATTTTCTGCTCTTTCTTGTTCTCCAGCTAATTTTGCCATTTTACCAATAGTCATTGAAAATATACCGCCAGCAAATGATGCAAGAAGCATTTTTGACCTTAATACAGCAAATGAGCCACCAAGAATACGAGTTGAATGATTTGTATGAAGTAGACCATCTCCAAGCTTTTTATTAGATTGTGTTTGTTTTGCGTTACTAGCTACAATCTTAGCTTGTGAATTTATAAGTGATTTAGTTGAGCGGTCTAAAGATTTAATCGCTTGGTTTAAACCTTTAGCCCCTGTAGCGGAAAATTTAATTTTTATATCAGGAATCTTTGCCATAATTAATTGCTTTCGACTTTTGTCGTTCTAATAAAGTTTTCAATAAGAATGATTTTGCTACCCACTTTGAAGGTTGCTCTCCATAACTACCTTTATAGGGTGATATGCCAAAATCTTTTGAGTACACAAATCTGGAAATATCTTTCTGGGATTCTTTGGTCAGGAATAAGTTTTGACAAGCAAAGAAGGGTAGTTGTGCCATTATTGACTCAGCAATATTGAAAGTACCACCCTTTTCATTCGCTTCTTTAGTTTCCTCAACAACGAGGTCTATAACATCCCATAGATCTTTATCTGAGGTAAAGGTTTGCATAGGATAACTCCCATCAATTAAGACAGGTACTTGAGCCTCGTAAGGGTACATATGAAATCTGCACCCCTCACATCTTTCTTCTATGAGGAAGTTTAATTCCAGAGTGAGGGATTCTATTCCCCCAAGCGTTGATATTCCTGTACAGCCAATGACAGCTTATTTTTGTCATCTTCGGAAAGAGACTTAATAAATTTATCATCTGCACCTTCAACCCCTCTGCGAATCCACGCTGTTCTAGCCTGAGAAAGATTAGTAATACTTACTACTTTGTCATTTTCATATTTCATCTGTGGTACATCATTGCAAAAGTCAATATCATCTACTGACATTTCTTTGATTTTCACAGATTGATTTGATAATTTAAAGTCTTTCATATTAGCTTATGTCAAATGTTACTAAGGCATCTGAACCATCATCTACTGATTTAATCGAGCAATCAAGCATCATTAAATCGCCTTCTGATAAAGCTACGTCAGTAAATACACCATTTTGAATATCTACACCAAAATTAGCATCATTAGTAATTACTAACATATTGCCAGATAATGCTGCTGTCTGAGTATCAAAACTATTTATAAAACCTTTTGTATTACCATCATATTTTACTTGAGCTTCGGCTGTCACTGCTATTTCTGCACCACGACTTACTACTTCAAAACCATCTGAAGCAACACCAGTAAATATTGCTGGACTCTCTATTGCAGTAGTGAATGATGACATAATAACATCTGTATTAAATACTTTGTGACCTGATGACCCAGATAATTTTGGGATAGTCGTGCTATTCCCATAAGCTGTAATAGTAGGACTAGCGGTTGAAGCTAAATCTGGTTTTTTACCTGTCATTAAAGTAGCAGACCATTTATACTGCCCACCATCTGTGCCAGCTTCTGCGGTTATAGAGAATGAAGTTACAACACAGCCAAAAAATTCTAATGCTTGTTGATGGGTTGTGTCTGAAGGTTGCATAACTAATGTAAGAGATGAAGCAGCGTTAGTTACAGCAGCCCCATATTTTTGAGAAGCAGCGGTAAAACCAGTTGCTACTGCTATATCTCCACTTACATCATTAGCTATATTTTGTGCTAGTAATTTATGACCAGCATCAACGTGAAGTGTCCCTGATAGAGATATTTCAACAGCTCTTAGAGCATTCTCTTGAAAGAAATCTTCATCTTTAAAAGTTCGTGATGCACCACTTCGTACATCTAATTTTTGATTTACATTTAATGTAGGGAATCCAATAGAATCAACATCTAATTGATTCATTGTGTTTCCAATACCAGTTGCCCCAGCATTAGTTGCATCTGATACAATTCCTACTTTCCATTCTTTTGGTGAGAATGCGTGTGCTACAGTAGCCATTATTTATCTCCTTCTTTTTCTTTGGATGGAGACTTCTTCATCTCAACCAAGTGTTCTAATGATTCTGGGACTGTAGATACTTCTACTTCTTTCCCTGATTTTAATTCTTCCCATTCTTCTTGAGAAACCCCACAAGATTTCCAAGCATTAGGCAGAGAAGTGCCTACATCTTTTATTTTAACTTTCATAGTAATCCTTGTTACTTTCCTATGTTATGTTACCTAAGAATTTACCTCTCCATTCCCATCTAACAACATTTAACCCTTCAATTACTTCCTCTTCTTCTGTCTTTTCATTGATTCGAGCTTCTTCTAATAATCCATCAATAAATGTATTATTCATGTTGCTGAAGAATAGAGCTTCTATTCTGGATACTTGTCTTAGGATATGTTCCCAAGTATCCTTCTTAATATTTTTTTCTTTAAACGTATATGATACATCAATAATGTATTCTCTTAATTCTGCACTTGCCATTCTATCAATAGAATCAGAACCTACTGGACTTAATCTAATAGATTGGCTTCCCATATCTTTAAAATCACCTGTATAAATAGGTATTGTCCCAGCAAATTCTGTATTTAAGAATGACCTTATAGGGTCTAATATTTTATCTTCCCATATATTAGTGAAAGTTATCATCTACGAGTAACTCTCATAGAACGTGGATAACCTAAATCTGCTGTTTCATTCTTACCTACAACTTCTATTTCCCAATAGTCATTAATTGTAGCAGAGTCACCAGTGTCACCAGCAAATCTAATATATAACCCATTGCCTACAGGTTGATAATTGCCATTAATAGTATCTGAATAAGATGCAGCCTCACTTTGATTCATTCTCTCTGAGCCTACCCTATCTGAATCTCCAGCCCAATAAGAATACACCGCAGTACCTATTACTCCAGCAGTGGTTATTTTTACACCTATTCTATCATAGATACCAGCATATGCACCTCTTGTATCTATTACTCTTAGGCTTCCTGAGACAGAGCCTTCTCGTATAACCCCCATTGAGGCATCACCAGTTGTTTGCCAAGATAGTTTTGTGCTTCCATCATTTAACGAAGCTATGTTTGTGTTTGCTTCTAAAAATAAAGCATCTGCTATTTCAGATGTAGGTTGTGCTGCACGAATTAAAAAACTACACGCTAATAAAGCAGTAGTACGAACTATGATATAATCATAATTACCATCTTGGTCTTTAAATTGTTCTCTTGGTAGTTTACCATCTAACATGGAATCTAAATATTTAGATGAATTAAGTAAATATCTTGTACGGATATCTCCCCAGTCTTCACCTGATTCCATTAAAATATCATTTGGATTAACGGTAGAATTATAATAGTAGCATACATCATCTGTGTAATACCATTCTCCGTTTGCTGAGACATTAGAAGAGCTAGATTCAGCGTTTCCTAGATTTTCTCCATTTGCAAATAGCTGTGTTATTAAACCACAGTTCTCTGCTTTATAACGACTACCTGAATCTACTACCCATCCATATAAAGTAGTTTTAGTATCAAAAGAATCAATATCGGGGAATACGTCTTTTAAATCTCTATTTGTTGCGTAAGTTGCCATATTGTTCCTTTAGTTTAATTTGTTTTAATATAAGCATTATATCTTTCTTATACAATAGAGTAATCATTATTCTTCATTGATTGCTCTTTTAAACCAACCATACCAATACTTCTCTTGAGATTGATTCTTATTAACAATTTGTGAATAAAATAAAGCTCTAAATGCCTGAAATCTTAACTTTGTTATTCTCTTTGATTCTCTTATTGTATTTCTACCAATCCTACCATCTACGGACAGTTTTGGGCTTCCTTTGGAGTTTACAGCACGTTGCAGTATCTTAACTGCATTACCTTGCCCATGATTCACTACAGCATCAAAATAATCTGCTCTAATATCTTCTGGCAGTTTCTCTGCTTTAGATGGAATCCAATAGTCTTTCAAGTAGATATTAACCGCTTGCTCTACAGTTAGTTCTTTTATGTTAACATCTGGATAGGAACGCTTAGAAATACCAAAGCGAGTTTCACCGCCCATATCGTCAGGGTCATTTACATAGCCACCCTCTCGCTTTAGCACTTCAGGTATGATTTGAGCGAATGTCACTTTTTTCCTATTACTTCACCCATGACGTTTTCAAAAACTTCATAGATGGCTTCAATAATCTTTTCTTCAGTCTTCTCATTAATTATTGGAATATTAATATTTTTATTTAATTCAGAGACAATCTTTGCTTTATTATCTCCATTGAATAAATAATCCATAATCATTTTACCTATCATAATAACCTCATTACTACGTTAATTGTTATTGGAATAATAAATACTCCTATCATTCCGATTGTTTTTATTCTTATCAATGATGCCTCATGTTGAGCCACTTTCCCATTAATTCTTTCAAGATGTTTTTCAATCCTGCCAATTCTATGCACCATTTCTTCTTGCCTTGTAGAAACTTGCACAAGTAAACTGTGCATTTCATCTCTATATTCTTTCACTCTCACGACCCTTTTCCGTTAAGCCTTCCTTTAATAAAATTTAAGTCATCTGTGACATCATTCAATTCTTTTACAATATCTTCTCTATGTCTCATTGCAATTTCATCTGAACGATTCCATCTATTAATTAAAGCAATCACTTTTTCATCTGTTTCGTGTAATTTTTTCATTAAAGTTTTCTGAAGGAACATAATTTGACCAGCAAAAAGTGTAATCAATACTCCCACTATGCCCCACTCTTGTAACAGTAATTTTTCCATTTATTTCCTTTTTAATTATCATCATCGTAATATATAGCACTATCAGGCACTCTAATCTTACCATCATCACATCTATAATATTTTACTTTTCCATAATCTTGTAGTTCAGATACTTTACAGTTAAATTCTTTTTGCACAAAGACTTCAGGAGACTGTTCTACATATGGGGAATCTTCCTGAATGGTAGTTTCTTTTATTACCGAAGGTTTACCTTTTACTTCTGGGGAAACTGTTTGAGGTATACCATTTACTACTATATATCTTGCTTTTTTAGACTCTATTCCTTTTTCAATTACATCTTTTTTAATAATTTTAGGAGTCTCTGGTTGATACTCTTTAGCATCAGCTTGTTTAATTGTTGAAATCCATTTTACTCTTTGAGTCATAATATTCCTATAAATAGGGCAAGCTAATTAAAGCCTGCCCTAGATTATTTATTCTTCTTCTTTTGTTAACTCTGCTTGTAAAGAATTAATAAAAGATTGTCTTCCAAACTGTAATTGTTGCAGATTGAATGTTACGCTTTCAATTTTACGATTTAAATCTGCAATATGAGCCACCATTAGCTTTTGGTCTTCTGCTAACTCATCTATATTATATTCTTTATCATTAAGTTGTAATACAGGTTGTTTGTTTTCTTTTTTATTTTCTTTTTTCACTGTTTTATTTCCTTATGTTACTTTTTATTTTTTGTTTTCTTTTTCTTTTTTGGCGGTCTGCCAACTTTCTTTCCGTAAGTTCCTTTACCTTTAGGCATTTCTACTCCTAAATCTATGTTTTTTTATTAAAGATGCTTTTCTGTTTGCGTGTGCCATATTATTCCCCTTTTGAATGCCAGTCAATTGATTTTTTAACATCGTCTGTGGTTAATTCAAGTTTGCCATCAAAATTTGCTTTCCAAGCTTTTACTTTTTTACCATCTTTAAAAAGAACTACACTTGGGAAATTTCTCAATCTTAATTTTCTAACAGTTTCACTTACATTCTTTGCAGGTAAAATCATCATCTGTGTTCCTAAGTAAGCACTATCACCAGTTACAATAAACTTGCCTTGATAAAAGTTTTGTTTATTGTCGTTTGACCATTCAGCAGTAAATCTCACTAAATGCATTCCTTTGTAAATAACACCATAAAAATTTGCATCATTCACGACTTGTTGTGCTGGTTGACTAAGAGCTAACGTTAGTAATAGTAGCCACCTCATTGTACTGCAATCCTCAAGTCAATAACTTGTTGTTTTAGTTTTTCAATTTCTTCTTGTAATTCTTCAATTATTTCAAAAATCTCGTCTTGATTTTCACCTAAGTCTCCAACTTGCTGTTTATATTGTTCGTATGAAGGACTCCAGTTATAATCGCTAATGCCTTTACTTGGATATTCTTGAGAAAACAAAGATACAGGGACAGGCAATTCTTTAGCCTCTTGTATGTCTGCTTGTAAGGCATACCACATCCCTATTAGACTTGCTAAACCAGTTCCAGCAGCAATCATCGTCTGTAAGGATAAAGTAAACTTAGACCCTAATATCTTTTCTTCGCTTAATTCTTTACTCACTTTTTTAACCCCATTCTTTGTAATAAGCTTCGTTGTTCTTCTACTTCTGCTTTAAGTTTGTTTAAATGTTCTTGTTCCATTCCTTGCACTGTTGTTGTTATTACAGTTACTCTATCTTCTAAATCATTTAATCTTATACTAATTTCTTGAAATTTCATTTGTGCTTGATACCAAGACCCTGTAACTACACCCACCGCTAACATGGCTTTAATTAAAAAAGCAACCGAGATATGTACTTGGGCATCTTCGCTAATTGCTTTCATACAATGAATCTAATTCCATTTCTACTCTCATTAATAATGAGTCAACTTCAAATATTTGCTGATTAATCTCTTGAAAATCTTTATTGTATCCAGCTATATAAATATTATCATCACAAGATGATACAATCATAAACACATAAGTTATAGCTGCCATCCCAGTCATCTTAAGTAGTGTATTTAAAAAACTTTCTATTTTATCTTTTTTCATTTGTTCAACACAGTTTGTTTTTTAACTTCTTCTTTTACAACTTCTTCTGGTACTGGGATTCCTAATTTCTTTTCCCATTTATACATAAAAGGTTCAAACGTACCTTGAGCATCTGCTATTAAAACTATTACTGCGACTGTACAATGGAGATAAAACCAAGCCATTAGTT